CAGATACAATGAAAGATGGTATTGAATACAAACCAGCTTATGAAAAACTGAAATCTAAATACGATGATCTGGTATCGAGATTCAATAAAGCAGTTCAAATTATAAAAGAGAATAATTTAGTGGAAGATTTTGAAGAAAGATGTAGAAATAAATGATAACGCCATCAGTAATACAAAGTTTAACAAACGAAAATACAATGTTAGCAAGTGCATCTATTGAGAATTTGGAAAAATATAAGAAAAATGCTTGTAAAATTCTTAGATGTCAGACGCAGTGTGCTACTGCAAAAATCGTAGAAGAATTGATTGATCAGGAAATTATGAATAAGAAGAATATTGAAGAATGGAATAAAATCTATGAATAATTTCCTGAACATGTAGGAGTGTGAATTATGACAACAAAACTTATTAAAACAATAGATGAAATTGAGATAGAAGAAATTCTTGCAAAGTATTTTCATGTTTTTTGATTGTGCGTTAAAAATCATAGACACCAAAAAATGGACAATCTGTTGCAGCAGAGGTTTATAAACGAGTAGAGAATAATATATCAAGAGGTGATACCAATAGAACTAAGTAATCCAAAACAGATTGAAGAAAATCTTAAAACTGTACTTACATTAGAATATCTTGGTATTCATATTGAAAATACAAAAGAACAAGATTTTAAGCAGTTATATTATTTTTCAGTACCAGAAAGGTCTGCATTAAAGATTAAAAACTACTCAAAAGAGCAAGCAGAAACAGCAGATGATTTAATTAAAATTGCAAAAACTGTTTTGACAGAAATTATTCTTGATTCATGCAAAGCTGAGTTTGGCGACAGGGAGGAAGATGAAGAGTTTTATTCATAGGAGGAAATAAATATGATGAACAATTTTTTAAATGGTATGTTTGGCAAGGTAGGAAGTGGAATGTGTAGACTTTCTATGAATGGTGGAATTGCAGTTAAGACAAATGGTGGTTATAAGACATATAACATCAAGACTGGCAAGCTCACAAACTGTAGTAACTTTGTATTTGATATTGGAGAGGAATTCTTCTTTATTATTCCAACTAATAAGGTAGAGAAAGGTGACATCATTCTTGTAAATGGCAAGCCAAGATGTGTTATTGAAGCTGATAAGACAAAGATTACGGTCATTAATTATGAGGATTCAACAATCGAAACCGTACTTCCTGAAAGACATGTGTTTATGGGTAATACATATTTTTATGGCAAGATTGTTTCAATGTTTGGTAGTGACATTATCAAGGGCAAGAAAGGTACAAACAATATCTTTAAGTACATGATGCTTTCTCAGATGATGAAAGGTGACAACGGTTCTACTGATACGATGAACGGAAACGGTGGAATGAGTCCTATGTTACCACTTATGATGATGGGTGGAAATATGGGGGACATGTTTAACGGAATGTTCGACTTTGATATGAGTAGCAATGACGACGATGATACAGAAGTAGACGAAGAGGAGGAAGCATAATATGGGGTGCGGTTCATGGACAAGAGATAGTTATGTAAGTTATTCAACAACAAAAGGTATGAGTGTTTCAATGGATGGTGTGATTAGAGGTTCTTATTCTAATCAGGATATGTTTAAGGCGAGAAATATTGATTCTGCACTTGATCCTAAGAATGTTATCAGAGAGTGTTGTGATACAGAGGAACATCCAAACACAATTCCAGTTATTCTTGCACTTGATGTTACAGGGAGTATGAATGATGTTTCTGTTGAAATAGCAAAGAAACTCAATATTATTATGACAAAATTGTATGAAGATATTACGGATGTTGAATTTATGATTATGGGGATTGGTGATTTAGCTTATGACAATTCTCCTATTCAGATTTCACAGTTTGAATCTGACATTAGAATTGCAGAACAGTTAGATAAACTATGGTTCGAAAATGGCGGTGGAGGTAATGATTATGAATCTTATACTGCTGCGTGGTATATGGGCAGTAGACATACTAAAATAGATTGTAACAAAAGATGTAAAAAAGGAATTATTATTACAATTGGGGATGAAAGGCTTAATCCATATTTACCTAAAAATCAACTTGAGTATATTACAGGAGATAAACTTCAGAGAGATATTGAAACAAAAGAACTTTACCATGAAACCAGTAATAAATTTAACATTTATCATCTTGATGTAGATCATAGATACCATTATGATGCAGATAATATTAAATCATCTTTTATGAGTTATTTGGATGAAAATCATTTTAAAGTAGTTAATTTAAATAATGTTGTTGATGAAATTATCACGATTATTAAAAATGAAGCAACTAATGAAATCGTTCACAAAGAAAATAGTAATGGAATTACATGGTAAAAAGAAAATTAAATTACCCAAATGGGATGATAGTAGATCTATCTAATATTAGAATATCAAATAACAAATATAAATGGGATAAAAGTGTTGGGGGCAAAAATCCCATTCATATACAATGGAGTAGAGGATTACTTTATATTAGAAGATTATAAAAAATCAAAAATAACAATTTCATATAAAGATTTAATAAAAACTATTTCATGTAGCCACTTTTTAAGAGAAGAAAGATGTGGAAGTGTTACCGATTTATTTCACAGGATAGCTTTGTTAAAGCCATATTTAATTGATTATGTAGAAGACAGAAAATTATTCTTTTTATTATCAAGTGCAAGTAAAAAGAAGATTTGGTTTAAATGCCCATATTGTGGATACCGAGAATATATTTCTGCAAGAACTCTTTTCAAGCGTGTTAATATATGTCCTATATGTTCAGATGGTATTTCTTATCCCGAAAAATTTATTAGTAATATGTTGCTTCAATTGAATATTAAATTTGAAAAACATAAAACTTTTGATTGGTCTTTTGGTAGAGAATATGACTTCTATTTTAAATATAACGATGAAGAATTTATTATAGAGGCTAATGGCAGTCAACATTATAGAGCTGAATTTGAACGACTTGGTGGAAGATCTTTTGAAGAAGAATATAAAAATGATGTTTATAAAGAAAAACTTGCCAAAAATAATAATATTAATTATTACATAAAATTTGAGTGCTCAGAATCAAATAAAATCCACATGATAAATGCGATATATAATTCTATTTTTCATGTATATTTTGAAAATGAGGGGGTTTTTAACAATATAAATTTTGAGCAATGTGATTATTTTGCCACAAACAATTCTACTTTTAGAGACATATGTAATATGTGGAATTCAAGTAAAACAATTACAACAACAGATATTGCTAATAATCTAAATTTAGACATAGGAACAGTAATTAAATATTTAACCAAGGGCAATGAATTTAACATGTGTAAGTACACAACAGAAATTGGAAAGAAACGTGGCAGAATCAAATATGAAAAAATACGATACGGTAATCAATTAGAAAATAATGTAGAATAGGAGATTTAAGAGATGAAAGACATTAAGATTGTGATAGGTGCTAACTTTGGAGATTGTGGAAAAGGATTAATGACAGATTATTTCTCACAGAAACCTAATAGTATTGTTGTTTGTTCAAATGGTGGTGCTCAGAGAGGGCATACAGTAACAACGCCAGATGCAATCCGACATGTTTTTCATCATTTTGGATCTGGAACATTCAATAGAGCAAGTACATATTTATCTGAGGACTTCATAGTAAATCCAATAATTTTTAAGCAAGAATATGATAAGTTAATGAAGTTGAACTATGTTCCAAATACATATGTCAATCACAACTGTATGGTAACTACACCATTTGATATGATGGCAAATCAAATTATTGAGGAAAGTCGTGGCAAGAACAAACATGGTAGCTGTGGACTAGGTATCTTTGAAACAATCAAAAGATATAAAGCTGGCGTTACCGATATGGACTATAATATCAGAGATTATTATGTAGATTTGTTCAAAAGAGAGAATATTATATTGTCTAGTGAATGGACAAGGATATTTATGGACAATGGAATATTTGAACACTTTTTAGATGATTGGGATTTTATGAATAATCACTCATTGGCTATATCAGATAATTATTTCTTAAATCAGTTTGACAATATTGTATTTGAAGCTGCACAAGGTTTATTGCTTGATCAGAACAACACAGAATATTTTCCACATCTAACACCGTCTAATACAGGTATTAAAAATCCCAAGAGAATAATTGAAAATGTTGAATGGAATGATGAGATAAATATTGAAACTTGTTATGTATCTCGTACTTACTTAACAAGACATGGTGCTGGTAAATTTCCATCTGAATGTAATAAGAGATTTATCAATGAATATATGTTTGATAAAACAAATGTACCAAACCCATTCCAGGACACATTGAGATATGGGACACTTGATTTAGGAGAATTGTATAGTAGATGCTCTAATGATATAGGAAACTTTGGAGATAAAAAATCAATCGCCATTACACATTGTAATGAATATGATTGGGATAATGATAAGTTAATTGAGTTATTCAAGGATTGGAACATTTATTACTCAGATGGCGAAACACATAATGATGTGAATTGAGAACAAGATTCGTTTCTTTTGAAAATTATAACAGATAGGAGTGATATAAATGAGAGTATATAAAGATAGGCAGTATCTCATTTTTGATTATGAAGATGGTCGTACCGTAAAATATGATTTTGCAACAAAGACCGCTATTGGAATTAAGGGTAAACCAGTAAAAAATCTATGTAGTCAGTTAAGTGGATTTACATTAAATAAATTATTTGATTGTTGCGATGATGAGAAGTATGCAAAGTTTTTACGATTTGTTAGAAACTCAGAAATGTATTCGTATCCGATAAGTAACATAGGAACAATTCTTGATAGAGTCCCAAGATATAATAGATTTGAACAAATCTTCTCAGCAGGGCTTGATGACATTATCAAAGATGGTTATTGGTTCAAGTATTCTATAAATGAGATTCCAAAATCTCTAATCAAATTATGTCGTAAATATCCTATTAAATTATCCAACAATACTGTTGGGTATTATAAAGAAAATCAAGATGCACATTACATAGCTTATAACTTGGATTATTTAAGTTTAGATTTTGATGATATTTATATTGTTTGGAATGCAGAAACATGGGATAGAGTTAATGGAGATTTAATTTATTATTCATTTTTCAATAAATTAGTGAACGACTTTGGATATAATGCAAAGGATTTATGGTTGTATCTGGATAGAATCAAGACGTTTGAGGCAGTTGAAGATATGGGTTTCCTAATTCATGAATTGTGCGATTATGCTAATATGATGAGTCAACTTAGTCCAAAATATGATAAATATCCACGGCATTTCCTTACTACACATAAGATTGCTTGTAGAAATTACAATCGAATGAAGAAAGAGTTCTCAGAAGAGTTATTTAAAAAGAGAATAAATAAACAGTACGAATGCTCTTTTGGTGATTACATATTCATTTATCCAAAATCCACACAGGATATTAAGGATGAGGCTGCATCGCAAAATAACTGCGTAGCTTCATACATAGATAAAGTTATTGATGGTAAGTGTCACATTCTTTTCTTGAGAAAGAAGAATAAACCAAATGAGAGTTTGGTAACGATTGAAGTAAGAAATAGCCATATTGTACAAGCTAGACGAAGATTCAATGATGACGTAACGGCAGAGGATCAGAAAGCCATTGATGCATTTAACAAAAAGTTTGCGAATAAGGAGGATAAAGCAGCATGATTATTAAAGGTGACAAGATTAAGTCAGTACAGAAGATTGGTAATTTTGATAAAGTTGGAGACATTTTTGAGGTTACTGGTGTGGACAATGGAGTGATTTCATTTAAATGTAATTATGGAACAGGCTGTATGTCTTATGATGAATTTGAGAGATATTTTGAAAAAATTGAAAAGAGGAAGTGGAGTGATTGGAGTATTCGAAAGGGTGAAAATGCTTATGATCCATTTACAGGAAATGCATATCCTATAACATTTCTTAGTTTTAGAACTAATGGCAAGAAGGTTCAAGTAAGATATTGTGGTTATAAAGCAGAGGCAACTTGTTGTGATGAAGATAACTTTGATATAGATACAGGTTTTAAACTTGCAAAGTGTAGATTAATTGCAAAATTGGTCGCTGGTCAAGTTGATGCTTATGCAAAGATTTTATAGAAAAATGAGTCTTTAAAAGTCCTTATTTTTATTAGTACAATAGAAGCATTTTATTTAATTTATCAGACATATCGAAAAAAGAGCATATCTAAAATTTTAAAGCAAATATTTAAGAATTTTAATTTCGATAAAATGATAATGGTACATGCCAAGGATTCGGAAGAGATAATGATTTTTGACCAAGAAAACGAAACAATCATTGACGAAAATACCTATGGTGAAATAATGACAATTCTGAATCTGATTGGTGGTGTTTATAGAAATGAGCTATTTGAGGATGAAGTAAATTATATGGTGTTTAATGAAACAATAAAGGCTTTATCAGACTATGAAAATCTTTTAAAAAATAAACCAATTACAAAGAAGATGAATACAAAGTTGAGTGTGCTTCTTTAGATGTATCAAAAGCATTTGTTTATGATTTAGGGTATGAAGAAGCCTGTAAATTTGCAAGAGGTATTCTTGCATTAGGGCAGTTACATCCCTTGAGATAAATGATGTTGAAAAGGAGAATATTATTGTGAAAGACAGCGTTAAAAATACTGAAACAACATCGAGTCCTTTGGTAGAAGAGATGAAAAAATATGATGATGTAGATGAACAGACATTGTGGTGGATAAATAAAGCATTTTCTTATTCTGGTTATCCAAGTCATGTAGAGAAACAAAAATTAAAAGAATACATAAAGGAGATTGAAGAAATGGAGAATAATAAGGTAAGACAGTTTATTGATTTACTTGTAAATGAAGAAGAGACAATCGAAAATGCAGTAAAGGTGTCTGGAATTGGTGATATGAAATTAGTCGATGTTTTAAAAACGATTTCAGAGATGGAATTTGAAAATATTAAGGCTTTTTCAAGTGCTGTTGCTAGTATGAATAGTATGAAGGAAGCTATTCAGACAGTTAAGAATTTGGATGATGTGTTAGTAGGTTTAAAGAAATCTTCTGAAAAGTAGAGAATATAAAAACTGTAGAACAGATTGAACAAGTTTGGCGACCTAACAATCTGCTCTACAGAGAATAATAAAATATAGGATAAACTATATTTGTTCTATTGCAACAAATTTACTTGGTTAATTCAAGCTAGTTTATCCTATAACAATTAGTCTTTTGACTACGGGCTATTTTGAGTCCGAATAGTGAGGGTTATGTCACTCACTAAAAAGTATGTAATTTGTATGTAATTTGAGGTTTTGGAATCATATGAAATTACATACTAACAAAATCGAGTTGCGACCTCGTGGGTTTTTCTATTGTTTTGGAATCATATGAAATTACATACTAACAAAATCGATTATAGAACGTAATCCTCTTGCTCCTGGTTTTGGAATCATATGAAATTACATACTAACAAAATTACGAAGAAGGCTGACAGATTAGATTAAGACAAAATTACATCTCATTAAGAGAATATATAAATGACATAAATGAAATTAAAATCAATTCTATTGCGGTAGATTTTACTGCCGAATCGTGAGTGCAATGCAACTCATCTATGTAATAAGTTTGAGGTTTTAGATGTATATAAAATTAGATAGATATAAAATAAATATATAACAAGTTCAACGGCATATACCGTTTTAGATGTATATAAAATTACAAAAAATATAAAAGGAGATTTACAAATTATGGGAAACGATAGAATGACAATTTGTAGAAAAATTAAATTATTTCCAGTAGGAGATAAGGATGAAATCAATAGAGTATATGACTTTATTAGAAATGGTCAGTATGCTCAATATCAGGCTTGTAACCTGCTTATGGGACAGCTTATGAGTGAATATTACAAATATAATCGTGATATTAAGAATGAAGAATTTAAGGCAAGACAGAAAGAAATAATGACAAACTCTAATATCATATTAAAAGATATTGATTTTGCAACTGGTGTAGACACTCCATCAGCCGTTACTCAGAAAGTCAAGCAGGATTTCAGTACAGCTTTAAAGAATGGATTGGCTAAAGGTGAACGAACTGTAACAAATTATAAGAGAACTAATCCACTTATTACAAGAGGCAGAAACTTAACTTTTTATCATGAGTATGAAACATATCATGATTTTTTAGACAAGATTAATGATTTTGATTTGGCGGTATATGTCAAGTGGGTTAATAAAATTGTATTTAAGGTTGTGTTTGGCAATCCGCATAGGTCATTAGAGTTAAGATCCGTTGTACAAAATATATTAGAAGAGAATTATAAAGTGCAAGGAAGTAGCATTGAAATTGATGGCAAGTCAATCATTTTAAATCTCTCAATATCTATTCCAAAACAACTTAGAGAGTTAGACGAAAATACAGTGGTAGGTGTTGACTTAGGTATTGCAGTTCCTGCTATGTGTGCTTTGAATAATAACCTTTACGAGAGATTGGCGATTGGAAACGCAGATGACTTCCTGAGAATAAGAACTAAAATGCAAGCTCAAAGAAGAAGATTACAGAAGTCATTACGAAATACTTCTGGGGGTCATGGTAGAGCAAAGAAACTAAAAGCATTAGAAAGATTACAGAAAACAGAGGCACATTTTGTTGAAACATATTGTCATATGATAAGTAAAAGAGTTGTTGATTTTGCTTTAAAACATAATGCTAAATACATAAATATTGAAAATTTAACAGGATATGATACAAGCGATTTTATCCTGAGAAATTGGAGTTATTATAAACTTCAAGATTATATTACATATAAAGCAGCTAAATACGGAATAGAAGTAAGAAAAATCAATCCTTGTTATACATCACAGGTTTGCAGCGTATGTGGTAATTGGGAATTTGGTCAGCGAAAATCACAATCAGTATTTGAATGTGCGAATGAGAATTGTGATAGTCATAAGAAATATGAGAAAACTGGTTTTAATGCTGATTTTAATGCTGCTAGAAATATTGCTATGTCAACTCTTTGGATGGAAGGTGGACAGGTTACTGAAAAGAGCAAACAGGAAGCAAGAGAATATTATGACATCTCTGAAAAATATGAACAGAACAAGAATGATTCAGAGAATAATAAAGTAGCCTAAGTGCTACTTAGTCAATCGAAAGATTGCAGGTGATTTTGCACCTGAAGGGTGAGGATATAATCACTCATCGGAATCTATGTTAATGGTATCTATGTGATTTGAGGTTTTAGATATATCTTATTTAACATAGGTACAAAAATGTAGTGTTTTAGATGTGTTTTATTTGATATAGACACAAAATATTAAATTTGATGTAGTAAAGGAAGGAGAATATTATAATGACATTAAAAGATACAGTAGAAATGATGAACAGTGATGATTATAAGGAGAGATTTAAAGCTGAGTATTATCAGTTGGTTACAAGATATAGAGGTCTTAAATCAATGCTTACAAAATGGAATGAGGGGACATTAAATTTTGAGCCAACTTGTCCAAGAAGCACATATAATATGCAAATTAAGGCTATGGTTGATTATATTGCGGTTCTGGAAGCAAGAGCAGTAATGGAAGATGTTGATTTATAGTCGAAGGAATCACTGTTTCATTCGGATTTTGAGGAGGTGACTATCAATGCAGAAAGATGGTACAGATATATCAATCGTTTTTACATGTAGGTTTATTGATGGCACAAAATATGGTTTATCAGTCGGTGAAAAATATGGTTGTATAAGAGAGTTTTGTGATTTTGATAGTGCAGAAGAAATTGAAACACTTATGCTTTGATTAGCTGATATGCTTAATAAGATTAGGTTAGATCATAATGGAAAATTACCAAGATGGTAAGAGAATAAAATATCGAGGAGGTGAGAAAGTGACAGAATTTAGATTTAATGAAGACTTTGCAAATAATTGGAAGTCAGGGCAGACAGTTACTTGTGAAGAAAAAGAGGATGGTTATTTAGTTGATAAAGTTGCATTTATTAAAAAGGAAGAACTTCTGAAACATGGTGAATTTATCACAATGAATGTTCAGATATTGGGACATATGGAATCAAATGGTGTATTCATGTATGATAGAGATTTTCAACCAGGAGACACAGTACAACATTTTAAAGGTGGTTTTTATAAGATTATTGCCATTGGGATTAATACAGAAACAGAAGAAAAGATGGTTGTGTATCAGAGCTTAAAGGATCAGAGAGTATGGATTAGACCATATGATATGTTTATCAGTAAAGTGGATAGAGAGAAATATCCAAACGCTTATCAGCCATATAGACTTATCAAAGTAAAGATTACTGTATAAATAGAGAATATATAAGTGGGTGAAAAATGAAGAATTTAGATACGCAGCTATGTATAGCAAAGAGCATTAGTAGTGGTCAATGGGTTTGTGGATATTATGTAAAAGGTTTAGATATGTATGACAAAGAAATTCATTTGATATTTGAACCTACGACAGTATTCTATTCTCATGGTGAAACCGATGGTTTTGAAGAAATAGATCCAAAAACATTATGTAGATGCACTGGCAGTCATGATAAGAATGGTAATTTAATCTTTGAAAATGATATTCTAAACGGAGAATTATATAATGTAGTCTCTTATGGGAATGGCGAGAATGAATTTCTTGGAATGAATGTTGGTTGGTACGTTCAGAGAGATAATTTTGAATCATGGTGTGAATTAAATGATTTAGAGTTATACGAGGTCACAGGAAACATCTTAGATTAGTCTTGAACAATTCAGTTCAAAATTTCCAAATATAAAATAGAGAATATATGAATAGAGGTGATATACATAGAAGTAATTGAAACAAATCTAATCATTGATGAAAATAATATCATCAGAGATCATCAATCAAGAGTGGTTGAGGCAGACAATTGGGGTGAATATTGTAAAGCACATAAAAATTATGATGGTAAAGCAGTTTTCTTCAAATCAAAAGTTATGAAAGGAAACAGTATCCAATCTAATTGTAAAATTTCAAATCTTAAATATGATGAAATGCACTTGTCTTGTAATATCACAAAATTAAAAGATAATGGAGAAGAAATCTTTACAGATAAAAGATTAGCATATCGAATAGTTGATCCGACTTAATCAAGTCAAAAATTTCCAAAACAAATAACTGAACAGAGAATAAATATGGGTGGTTAGCAGCATACCCTTGAGTTCGTTTACTCAAAAATCACTGTTTATGGATAAATTTTCATATAGATTTACTTCCATGTTCCGTCCTGAGTGGGCGTTTATATAGATTGTTTTATTAACAATATTTACATAAATTATTTAATTTTAAGGAGGACAAGTAATTTGGCAGTAAGATTTAACTTTACAGGAACAGTTATGTTCCCAAAGAAGGACGCAAAAAGACCTTTTGTTAAGGAAATGGAAAAGAACGGTCGTAAGATGCTAAGTATGAATTTCGGCATTAAGGAAAGCGACAACAATATGGCTTTCGTTGAAGCATTTGATGGTGAGCAGGAAACAATCAAGTCAAAGAATGCTGATAACGAAAACATTGAAATTAAGTGGAAAGACAGATTTGATGACGAAGTTGTATCATCTGTTGCTTCTTACAGAAAGACAACAGTTGACCTTGGTGAAGAGTTTGATGGAAGACATGAGTTTGTAACATTATATGATGCAATCAAATATCTTCAGGAGAATTTACCTAAGTACAATGGCAAGGTAACTGTTATAGGTCAAATGGTAAAAGAGCCTTATAACGGTAAGTATTATGACAAGTTTAAGATCCAGAGTGTATATGCTGTAGCTGATGACAAGAAGAATCGTTTACTTATCACTGCTGATATTTACTACAGTAAGGATTCGGTTGACAAGACAGATTGGAAGACAGAGAAGAAGATTATTGTAGACGGATATATTCAGCAGTATATCAACAAGGACGAAGGTAACAAGTTCATTCCACAGCAGTTTGTATTTAATGCAAGTAAGTACGATGAGAATAACGAGAAGCACAAGAAGTTATTAGATTACAAGATGAAGTACATTGATATTTCTAAGAAGACTATGCAGCACCTTCTTTGGGAATGTGTAATGCTCAATGGCGCAGAGACAGTGGAATTTGACGAATCTCAGCTTACGAAGGCTCAGAAGGAACAGATTGAGTTGGGAATTAGAACTCTTAATGATTTCCGTCCTGCCGGTTCTATTTTTGGAGACAGAGTGACAGAGTATAGACTTTTTGATCCAAAACTTACAGGTGATTTTGCAGATGGTATTGTAGACGCTGATATGTCGGCTTCTGAGTTTGAAGATGAGATTTATGTAATGGCATCTGATGAGAATATGGATGACGTTATGAAGAAAGCAGAGAAGAAGGACGAGCCAAAGGTAGAGGAAGAGGAAACCAAGACGGATTCTGAATCAGAAGTAGATGAAGACGATCTGTTTTAATAATTACAACTATATAGTAGGGGAGAAATCCCCTACTGAAATATAATACGAATTTAAGGAGGAAATATATTTATGTCAATGTTCAAGACAAACAAAGTAAAGTGTGATATTGGAAGTTACATTCATTATTGGAGAGGTATTAAGAAGGTAGGTAAGACGACTCTGTTTTATAATCTTGTTAAGGCACAATATGGAGACTTAAATAAGGGACTTCTGATTTCAATTGGTGATGAAATTGGTTATCAGGCATTGGACGATTTAGTTTATGCTGAAGCACCTACATGGGCTGATTTAGTAGAAATTGTAGACGAATTAGTTGAGAACAAGTCAGATAATGAGTTTGAAGTAGTCGGATTAGATACGGCAGATGAAATGATTAAGCTTGCAAAGGAAGAAGTTAAGAGATTACATAAGAAAGCAAAAGGTTCTGCTGCTGAATTTAATGCTTGTTTTGGTGGATATGGAGCACCTAGAGATAAGGTAAATGAACTTATTGATGATATTCTTGCAAAGATCAGAAAAGCAGGATACGGCATCGTTATCATTGGACATACTAAAATTAGAGATGTTAAGGAAAAGAATGGTGACGAGTATCAGCAGCTGACATCAAACCTTAGTGCAGATTATGATGGTATTTTTGCAAATAAAGCAGATATTGTTATGACTATTGCAGTCGAGAAGAATATTGATGAAAACAAACATGTTCAGGGTACTACAAGATATATGTGGTTTAGAACAGATGGCTTTGTGGATGCAGGTGGACGTTTTAGTGAAATGCCAGAGCGTGTAGAATATGGTGCGGAGAATTACATTGAAGCATTTGAAGAAGGTGTTAAGAAAGCTATTAATGGAAAGGTTTCTGATGCTGAAATCAAAAAGCGTAAAAGTGCAGAAGTAAAAGCTCGAAAGGAGAAGGCTGAAGAGTTTGCAGAGGAAGAAACAAAGAATAAGGTTGATATCTCTAAAAACGAGGATTTAATTGACACAATTAAAACAAAGTTCCCAGATGCAGATGATGATACTAAAGCAAAAGTAAAGGACATTATGGCAGAATATAATATCCCGAATTTTAAGGATACATCAGTATCAACAAAGGGATTAGAAGAAATCGTTTCTATTCTGTAAAAAAATATAGGTGGGGAATTTCCCCACCGCCTGAAAAGGTGGTGTAAAGATTGGCACGAAAAGTTAAATGTCAAATAACTGGCGAGTATGGAACTTCTGATGTTTTTTATAAAGCTGATAATGGTAAATATTATAAATCAAAAGAGTTATATGATGTTTGGAATAAAGAAAATGAAGATAGAAAACATGTTATAGAACGTTTTGCAATCGAATTTCTTGATTATGTTCCTGGTCAAGTATTTCCGACAATTCTTACAAAGAAACTAAAAGAACTTGAATTTTATGGATATGATGTAATTAACAAAACAATTGATAAATCATATGATTCAATTCAATATGCACTCAGAACTAAAGATTTTAGGAACGATGTAGGTAAAATATCCTACATTTTTGCCATTATTAAAAACAATATTAACGATGTATATAAGCAAGTCGTAAAGGAAGAGAAAGAGCAGAAGAGAGAATATGATATTGATACAAGTGTAGATATTGACAATATTCAAACTACACATACAGAAAAAAACATAACAAAATGGTTGGAGGATGACGATTGGCTTTAAATGATTATCCAGAGAAACTAATAACAAAGAGAGATGCGATAGAATGTAATTTTATTTTTGCACTATACAAAGAACCATCACTTATTGATGATTATAAAAATGTGGTTAATGGAACAGATATTCTTACAGATGATGGAATGTTTTATTATGGATTAGCACAACAATTATACAAGGCTGGATATCAAGCTTTTGATAATATTTCATTGTACACATTTTTAGAAGATAAGAAGACCTTGAAGGAAGGATTTGAGGATCGTGGTGGTTATAAGTCTATCACTGAAATTACATCTCTTATAAATGTTGATAATATTAGTATTTATTATGACGAGTTAGTGAAAAATAATATGATGTTAAGACTGTATGATGCAGGATTTAATATTATGGACAAGTATGACAAAATCGTTCAAATGACATCAGAGGAATTGTATGATTATTATGATTTCCAGTTAAATAATATTTGCGTAGGAAAAATTGAAAAAGTTAAAGCTGAAAATTTATCCGAAGGTTATGAATCTTACATTAAAGAATGGGATAAAGGAAAGTCGGTTGGATATAAAATCGGCTATCCGCTTTTAAATTATAGATTAGCTGGTGTTCATAAGAAGAATCTATTATTACATCTTGCTCATATTGGCAACGGTAAAACAACGACAGCGATCCTTTTTTACATACTCCCAGTTCTTGAAAGTGGGGAAAATGTTTGTATCATCGGCAACGAACAGAGTGTAGATGAATTTAGACAAATGATCCTTGCAAGTGTACTGTTCAATAAAATTGAGTATTTTGGAATGAATCGTCAGAAGTTTATTCTTGGTCATTTTTCGGATGAAAACAAAGAAAATATTCAAAAAGCTGCACGATGGCTTGAGGATTGTAAGGGCAAACTTCAGTTTATTGAAATGAGCGATTATTCAATTGGCAATGTTAAGAAGATTATCAAAAAATACAGCAAGCTTGGAACAGGTATGTTTGTATTTGATACATTAAAACCTGAGCAAGAAAACTCTGATAAAGCATGGGCTGATTTTAGTGAAGTTGCAAAAGAATTGTTTTTGCTTGCTAAAAAAGAAGATGTGGCTATTGTCGCAACGGCACAGTTATCATCGGAATCAATGGCGAGAAGATATCTTGATTTAGGATGCACAGGCAAGTCAAGAGCAATTGCAGAAACAGCATCACAAGTAGTAATGTTTAGAAGCTTAACAAAAGAAGAAAAAAATAAGTTAAAACCATATCAGTTCCAAAAGAATGAGGATGGTAGATATAGTAAGATAAGAAAAACATTTGATCTTGATGAAGACAAGGATTATATTGTTTTGTTTACACCTAAAAATCGTTTTGGCGAAACTCAACCTCAATTAATTTATGAGAGAAATATGAGTTTTAATACATTGAAAGAGATAGGATATATCGAAATGCAATATGACGGTTTCAGAAAGTAGGTGAAACAATGAATGCTTTGAAACTGACAGAACACTTATCTAATAATCGTGATGATATTCAAAAAGTCTTAGAGTCACTTGACTATCAAAATATTACATATAACAGTTCCCACAACGAATACAGATTTGCAAGAGAATATGGTAGAAATCCTTCGTCTGTCAGACTTAGCATTGATACATTAAGTTTTATTTGCTTTAGTACAAATGAACGAGGCAACTTGTATTCTCTTGTAATGAATAAAAAATCTTTGAATTTTCCGCAAGCACTTGAATATATCGCAAATCTTCTTGGTCTTGAAAAAAGTAATTTTAATAAGGCTGTTAAAGTGCCATTTGGAGGTTTTTATAAAAAACTCATTCGAGAAATTCAAGAACCAGAAATGTCTATGAAAACATATGATGAATCAATACTGGATGAATATCTTGGAAAATTTAACACAATGTTTTTTAATGATGGAATTTCGTATAAAACGCAGGAAAAATTTAATGTAGGATATGATATTTGGACAAATCGCATTACTGTGCCTGAATATACGTTTGATGGGAAAATATGTGGAATTATGGGCAGGTCAATTGATAGCAATTGTGCCAAAGAAGAAAGATGGCTTCCAATCATCCCATGTAGCCGTAGTTTAACATTATATGGCTATCACGCCAATTATGAATGTATTCAGAGAAAAAACTTATGTGTAATAGGTGAAAGCGAAAAATTTCCGCAGCAATTAGATACTATTGGAAGCAATGTTGGATTAGGATCTTGTGGATGCCATTTATCAGATACACAGACAAAGTATATTAAAGGATTATTGGTAAGCAAAAATATTTTAGCTTATGATGAAGGACTTGAAGAGGAATATGTTCGAGAAGAAGCAAAAAAATTAAAGATAGATAACGCAGTTTTTCATAATGACGTTGGATATATCTGGGATTCAGAACATCAGGTCATACCTAAAGGAAGTAAAGGAAGTCCTTCTGATTATGGTAAAGAAGGATATTTATATCTTATGAAAAATTGCGTCAAATGGATTTGAGGTGAATAAAAATAGGACAGAGAGCAAAAGAACCAGAATTGCAGAAACTATTTGATGAAGGAAAACATGTATATAGTTTCAGTAAATTAAATACGATTGATAATTGCTTATATGAAGCATATTTAACATATATAAAACACAAAAAAGGTATTCCAAATGTATATGGATGTATGGGTACAGAAATCCATGATACATTAGAAATGATTGTACATGGAGAATGTACAGAATCCGAGCTAATTAAAGCGATGAATAAAGAACTTGAAGATATGACAATGCTTGGTATAGAGTTTCCTAAAGACAGAAATGGCGGTGACTCAATTAGAGATGGCTGGGTTGCTAATATGGAACATTTTTGTAAGAATTTTGTAAAGCCTAAAGGAAATTTTGTAACTGAGAAATTCCTTTTGTTGAAAATTGACGATAACCATTATCTACAAGGATATTGTGACTTAATCAAAATCGTAGACGAAAAAAATAAAATAGTCAGTGTATATGATTGGAAAACCAGTTCACAGTTTAGCACAGCAGATTTGATTCATCATGGTCGTCAGTTGGTAATATATCAGATGGCATTAGAACAGCTTGGCTACACAGTTAAAGAATGTGCGTGGATTATGCTGAAATATTGCACAATCAAATATATAGGAAAGAAAACTTCTCGTTCTAAAAATGATACATTAATTGAAAAGGTTTGTGAAAGAAGAAAGATTGTAGAAACATTGCAGTCAGATATTGAAAGTAAATTATCCAAGCTAGGATATGATGATCTTGATATTGAAATGATGCTGCATAATGCATTGCAAAACAACAGTCTTGATAATTTGCCTGATGAAGTAAAGTCGGCATATAAAATTATTCCATATGTAAGAAAATATGAAGTTGATGATGAGAAGAAACAGGAATGTCTCAATTATATCACTTCTACATATTCTAAGTGGGAAAATCTTAGCGAAAACGAAAAAGATTACCCTCATCGAAAATTCACAAGAACTACTAAGTCTGGTAGTGAATCTCCTGATACATTTTTCTGTAATAACCTTTGTGGGTTTAAGGACTGTCCACATATAAGAAAGTATCTTGATACAAAAGAGAATAATACAGAAGAGGATGATTTATTTTAGAGAGGAGAAAGTATGCAAAATTACCATCGTCATACATCCTACTCAAATATATATACTGCTGATTCGGCTGCTGTTAATGAAGATTATGCTAAACGTGCAGTCGAATTAGGGCATAAAGTAATAAGTAGTGTTGAGCATGGATGGCAAGGATATTATTTTGAAACTTATGAACTAGCCCATAAATATAACCTGAAAATGGTTTTTGGAGCAGAGGCTTATTGGGTTTATGATCGTCATACAAAAGATAAAAGTAATCATCATATCATAATTTTAGCAAAGACAGAACGAGGAAGGCAGTCGATAAACGATATTTTATCAGAAGCGAATATAAGTGGATATTATTACAAGCCACGAGTTGATTTAGAATTGTTGTTGTCATTGCCCCCGAATGATGTTTTTATTACATCTGCATGTATTGCCTTTCATTCAAAGAATGATGGATTAACAGGCGATGAAGATATTGATAATTCGATTATTAAATATTATGGTGAAAATTTTAATAATTCGATGGATGAGAATATTATATCGACTCTTCATAGTCATTTTAAAGAAAATTTCATGTTAGAAATCCAGTATCATGATACTGAAGAACAAAAAAAGTGGAATAGATTTTTACTAAGAATGAGTGAGAAATATGGTATTGATTTGATTGTTGGATTAGATAGTCATTATATTTATGAAGAAGATTCTCAAGAAAGAGACTATGTATTAGCTGCCAAAAACATTCATTATGAAGATGAAGATGGATGGTATATGGATTATCCCAATGACGAAACTGTTATGAATCGTTTTTTAAAGCAAGGAGTATTTACTAAAGAACAAGTACAAAAAGCTATGGATAATACAGATATATGTTTATCGTTTGATGACTATGATGATGTTCATATTTTTAGCAAAGATATAAAGCTTCCAACATTATATCCTAATTTAACCAAAGAAGAAAAGGATAAAAAATATAGTCGTTTGATTACATCTAAATTCAAGGAATATATGAAAAATGTTCCCAAAGAAAGATATGATGAATATTTTGAAGGTGTAAAAAAAGAAGTAAATACATACAAGGATACTGGAATGACAGATTATCCGCTTATTGATTATGCTATTGTGAATGATGCAGTAGAACACGGTGGACTGATTACTGATACAGGAAGAGGATCTGCTGTGGGTTATTTTACGAATACGTTATGCGGATTCTCAAAAGTAGATAGATTTACATCGGCTATTAAATTATATCCTGAGAGATTCATTAGCAAGACTCGTATTTTGGAAACACATAGTTTGCCAGATATTGATTTAAACGTAGGAACACCAGATATCTTTGAACAAGCACAGATAAATGTACTTGGAGAAGACCATGTAGCACCGATGATTGCATTTGGTACATTTAAGAAAAAATCATCATTCAAATTGTATGCAAGAGCACAGAAACTTGATTTTGATATTGCCAATACAATTTCGGAACAGATTGGTAAATACGAAGAAGCTATGAAATATGCAGATGATGACGAGAAAGATGAAATAGACTTGTATGATTATGTAGATAAAAAATACGAAAGTTATATTAATGCAAGTGAGAAATATTGGGGAATTATCTCTGATAAGAAAAAAGCCCCATCTGCGTATTTACTTTATCAAGGCAATATTCGTAAAGAAATCGGCTTGATTAAATGTAAAAGTGAATCGACCAAAAAGGAATATATCACATGTGTAATTGATGGAGCTATTGCAGAAAATTACAAATACTTGAAAAATGATATTCTGAAAGTAGATGTTGTATTACTGATTGATAAAATATTTAAACGTATTGGTATTGAACATTTTGGTGTAAACAAGTTGCTTGAGCTTGTTGAAAACGATCAAAAGGTTTGGAATTTATAT